GGCCCTGTCTGTTCGTAAAGGGGAGTCCCCGAACTCAGAGAGAGGTCGTTGGAGTTGCCGGACGAATCGATCCGATTCCCCGACTTCTCCTGCATCCGGTACCAGGCCACGGGACTGTCAGCCAGCACCTCCGAGGCGTAGGACACTTCCCTACGTCAGCGATTCGATGGTGGCGAACATGCACGTCATCGAGCCCGTGGCTACCGATTGCGTCCAGGTCGGCGAGAGCGCGTTGGCCGTCGTCGTGTTGATGTTCGTCGTGGCCGGTGCCGAAGCGGGGATCGTGTGCATGTCGAGGTTGCCCTTGATCGTCGTCACGGTCGCGTCGTCGATGTCCGGCAGCCACGTCCGCCCGAAGGCGAGCGAGGCAGCAGACGTGCCCGTGGCGCGGCAGACGAGGAAGTATTCCGTGTAGAAGGTGAGATCGGTCGAGGCAGCCGTCGGGTCAGGCGCATAGGCACCGGAGGCCGCAAGCGACGTACCGCCGACGCCACCCCAGCGAAGCCGCTGCGTGATCGTGCCCGGCGTCGTGATGACGGTCGAATACTTGCCCCAGAGCGTGTACTTGAGCACGCGGCCGGGGTAGAGGTAGTTGGCCGGGAAGGTGAAGTCCGGCACCATGATTGTCTCTGCGGCTGCGGTGACGGCGGTGCCGTCTGCGATGGTCGCGTAGAGCGTCTCGCGCCAGGACTGCAAGCCGCCGCGCGGCTGTTGCCAGGCGGGGAGCTTCCCCGCGCGCTCGAGGTAGTCGAGCACGCTGTCGGGCAGCACGGACAGGTCGGGGGCGTCGCCGTCGAAGCCGCGAATCGACCAGCCGCGCTCGGCGTTGCGCTGAAGCTGGCGCACATCAGGTTCGGGTCGCCCCGTGCGGGAGTCGAGCAGTACCCCGCGCATGGCTACTCCTCTGTCCAGCTGATCGCCGACGTGTTGAACTGTGCGGTGTCCCCATTGAGCACGCTCTTGGCCACCGTCAAGTCGCCCCAGATGAGCAGGTTGTCGGCGGACGTCTTCGCGTTGCCGTCGAAGATCCCCATCTGCGGGATCACCGCACCCGAGTTCCAGTCGGCGGTGGCCGTCGGGAACGTGTGCGCGTTCGAGTTCACCTTCGCGGCGTCACCCGAGATCGACGCGAAGTTCGTCGTGTTGTTCGTCTTCGAGACACGGTCGTAGGAACCACCCGAGACCTCGCCGGCGGTACCGCCGTGGTAGCCGTCCATGTCTGTCGCGGCCGCGGTCGTCCACAGCGCCGTGTAGACGGTGCCGGGAGCAGAGAACGCCGTCGCGCCGAGTACCTCGTTCTTCACCTTCTCCGAGAGATACGCCGACTTGCCCGACGCCATGAGGAGGATGCGGTCGAAGGTCTTGCTGTAACGCCGCGGCAGCTCCTCCTCGACCCACTCGCGCAAGAGCTCGATGCCTGGCGCGGGGTGCCACTCGCGGACGCCGAGTGTGACGACGTTGCTCATGCTTCCACCTGTCCCTTTCCGGTTGCTTCGAGCTCGATCTCGATGACGTTGCCGATCGGCGGCGAGTGCTCGTCCGCCTTCGCTACGCGGTAGTGATGCGAGTCGCGCCCCTTGTGCTGGACGGCGACGAGCCGCTTCAGCGGCTTCGCGAGATCCTTGCCGTTCTTCGTCAGGGCGTAGAACCCCGACTCGGGCACGCCGTCCTCCTCGTTCACCCATGCGACGGGGCCGCGGTATCGCTTGAGCACTCTCATCACTCCTCGCTAGGAAGCGGGAGGCGGGACCGAAGCCCCGCCTCCCGAGTCAGTGCTACAGGTGCGTCGACAGGTGCAGGAAGCGCTGAGCGTCGAACACCGTCGCGGCGAAGGCGCCGATGACGCCCACCTCCATGCCGCCGATCGAGGGTTCGACCACCCGCATCTGCACCGGTGCGCCGGCCGTCTCGCCGGTGAGCAGCGCGTCCGCATCGCCGATGATGGCGACGTCCTGGTCGAAGCCGTAGGAGCCGACGACCCTGAGCCCCGCGTAGGTGCCCCGCATCGTGCCGATGTCGAGGTTGCCCACTGCGGAGATCTGCAGCGTCTGGTCGGTTCCCAGGCCCGCGAGCTGGAAGAAGCGCGCCGCCGACAGGTACAGCGTGTCGGTGTGGTGACGCCCGCCCGTGGTCGAGTAGACCGAGGACAGGCCGCCGAGGATGGCTGCCCGCCACTGGGCGAACGACTCCGTCCCTGCGGTGCCGAGACGGCCCGCGGCCGTCCCCAGCGTGCCGATCGCCGCCGTGTCCTCGAGAACGTCGCAAGTGACTTCCTCGGTCTGGCGAGCGTACGACTCGGCTGCCAGGTCGAACCACAGCTGAAGCGCGTCCGGTGTCGACCAGTTGATCGCCTGCCACGACAGGTTGCCGCCGCCGATGTAGGTCGAGGCGGTCATCGTGTCGAGGTCGACGTTCATGTCGACGGTGCCGCCCTCGGTCTTCTCCGAGGACTGGAGCTCGACCGCCGGCCTGCCCTCGATCTTCGGGTAGGTCAGCGAGCCGCGCTCGAGCGGCAGCTTCCGTGCGGAGTCCACCACCGGCCGTGATGCATCGATGATGTCCATGATCTGCGCGATGTGCTGCGGCGGGAGCAGGCCGGGAATGTCCGCCGTGGTCGTGTGCTCCAGGGCGCGCTGGATCCGCTCGGAGGCCTGCTCGCGGAGGGCACGGACGTCGCCGTGCGCGCCCGCCGCCTGCTCTGCGATCTGCGGGAAGCGGACGACCAGCTCGTCGCGGGCGTACTGGGCGAAGTTCCGGTACACGATCGGCCCTGACGCCTGCACCTGCACGCGCTGGATGGCCTGCTCCTGCACAGGCGTGTCCTCGCGAACCAGCTCGGACACGTCCTTCGATCCCTGCATCCGCTCGATGTCGGAGGCCAGCTCGGTGATCTCCTCCTCCAGCTCGCCGATCCGCGAGCGGTACTTCGCGGTCTGCTCCTTCTCGAGGTCGTTGAGGTCGCGCTTCTCCTCCTCGGCGCTCTGAAGGATGTCCGTGAGCTTCTCGTCGGTGCGGTCGCGCTCGTCGGCGAGCCGCTCCATTCGCATCTTCGTGACTCCCTGCTGCATGTTGACACCTCCTACTGAGGTCGGTTTGACACTCAGCGGGTGCCGCTCGATCTGATCCGGCGAGGGGGCCGCTGCCGCGGGGTGCTCGTCGGAATCGGCGGGGTGCGCTGCTTGAAGGGTACTACCGGCTTGCGAGTGTCCGCAAGGCCTCGGGCGGCTCCATCTTCGCGGAGCGGTAGAGACGCACGAGCCTCCGCGCCGCCTGAGCCTTCTGCTCTACGGACGCGCCCACCTGACTGATGCGGGCAGCGGCCGCCGACAGCGCGTTCGCGTTCAGGTCGCCGTTCGGCTCGTAGACAGGGAGCATGCACTTCGCCTGCACCTTCTCGGCGCCGGCCGGGTTCGTGTCGATGAGACAGGAGCGGCAGTAAGCGTCCGTGTCGGCGAACCGTGATGCCGATCCGCTCCAGGGCGTGCGTACGACGGCGCGAATGGTGAGCGCCTCGAAGCCCACGCGCTGGAGCATCTCGTCGACCGCCGCGCTGCGCGCAGCCGCTTCGGGTGGCTCGTCGTCGTCCTGGTCGTCGTCGTCGGGCGGCTGCTCGCGGACAGCGAGCACCTCTGCACCCTCGAAGGCGGGCATGCGCGTCAGCGCAACGTTGATGAGACGCGCCTTGACGCGCTTCACGATCCCGTCCTCGCGCACGGTTCGGGTGACTTCGGCCTCGAGCGAGACGCCCGTCAGCACCTTCTCGTTCACGAGCTCCAGCGCCTTGTCGGCATCGGGCCCCGACAGCATGCGGAAGGTGCCCTCGAGGCCTTCCGGTCTGTCGCGCAATTCCGTGCCGCGACCGACGACGTCTGAGATGCCCTGCCGGTGCTCGAAGTTCATCAGCACGCGGTTTGGCGCGCCCAGCTGCCGCTCGAAGGCGCCGGGCAGCCACTCCTCGTCGTAGGGCTCGAAGTCGGGAGGATCCGCCACGCGAGTTACGACGTTGTACGGCACCACTCGCAGATCGATCGTGCGGCCGTCGCCTGTCGGCGTCAGCTCGCCGACGACTTGCCGCTGGATGACCTCTGTTACCTGCTCACTCATTGGCTAACCGCCTGTGTCGGTCGAAGCGGTACCACGCTCGACGATTGCTGTGAAGGCGACGCCCCTGCCGAGGGCGGCGTCAGGATCTCCTCTATCGGGTCGGCGTCGGCCGGGGCGATACCCAGCAGCAGCGCCCGGATCTCTTCGGCCTGGAGTACGCCCTTCTCGGCCATCTGCGCCAGCGACTCGACGAACTCCTTGAAGGTCGGCGCGATCGTCTGCCGGGCGTCGAACTCAACCCAGGAGCCGCGCGGCAGCATGTTCGCAGACAGGGCGCGGCTGAGATTCATCGCCATCGGCCGCAATTCGAAGCGCCACCAGTGCTCACCGAGCATGGCCGCCGACTGGTAGGTGAGCCCGCCCTCGATCGCGAGGTTCAGGAACAGCGCCGGTACGCCGAAGGCAGAGGCTATGGCGCGCGAGTTGAACTCCTGCGCGTCGAGCAGCAGCAGGTCGGACGGCGAGAAGGACAGGAGCTGGAAGTCGAGATCCGGCGGCAGCACGGCGGGCGCTCCGCGCCGTACCGACGTTCGCTCGATCCACTGCAGCTGAATCGCCTCGGCCTGCTCCGCGGTCAGCTTCCGCTGAGACTTCAGCACGGCGTTCGGCACCGCACCTTCTGCCATCATCACGCGGCCGAGGTCAGATGCAGCCATCAGCCCGTAGGCCTGGGCAGCGTAGGACTTGAGCGCGCTCGTTCCCCGCACGCCGCCACGCGGGTCGCGGGTCACCTGAACCATGTCGTCGGGGTTGAGCTCGGTCTTGCCCGACTTGTAGGTGCGCTGGCCGCGCTTGACCTCGACGTTCATCGTCGCCGGGTCGATCACCGTCCAGGTCTGAGGGAGACCGTTCGCGTAGTAGGACGTGACGTAGATGAAGGCGTCTCCCCAGCCGTACATGGAGGCGATGGCCGCGAAGATGGCGTCGCCGATCCCGTTCGGGTACCAGACGGGATCGGGATTCGACACCCAGGCAGGCTCGAAGGAGCCGTGATGGCGAAGCGGCATGGAGGCGACCTGCTGCGAGTTCAGCTGGATGCAGCGGTTCGCCACCCAGACGCGCTCGATGAGCGTCGGTGAAAAGTAGACGCTCGTGCCGGCCAACTCCGACCAGAAGCTGTCGATCTGCGTCTGGAAGGCGTCAGAGAACGAGGACTCCTCCTGGCGCTGGACGGCCTTCTTGACGTCGGCGCGCGAGGTGACCCTGAGTCGGCCCGAACCGGGGATCTCAGTGTAGGTCGTCAATAGATCACCACCTCACCGTCGGATTCCGGCTGTCCCACCGCCGCCCACAGTGCGAGCGTCGCCGCTACGAGCGGCGAGATGTCCACGGCCGACGACTTGCGAGACCAGGCCCAGCGGTCGCCGAGATGGCGTGTCCTGGCGCCGCGGATCGCGTTCCAGAGGTCGAGCGAGCCGAGGTGACGTAGACGCTCCTCGCGGACGACGTCGACGAGGCGCCCACAGGCCTGCGCGTGCTCGTTCGCCGCCACCATCTCGACCGTCAGGCCGGCGGCCGTCAGATCCGGCACGATCGAGGCGGCGGGCCCGACGGCGTCGCAGACGATGGCCTGCGGCGAATGCTGGGCGTCGAGCTGGGCCAGTCTGTCCACCAGCCAGTGCGTCCCGGCCATCTTCTCGAGCACCTCGACGTGCCAGTGGCCCCCGGCGTTTCGGCCGGCGGCGGCGATCGACGTCCGCCGCTCGGGCGATACGTCGAAGGCGATGCAGACCGGATCGAGCAGCGTCGAGGTCTCGTCCTGGCAGGCGGCCCACTGCTCGACCGAGATCTGCGCGTCCGTGCGGCCAGTCGGATCCGGCCAATCGCCCACACCCAGGATCTCGACGGCGAACGTTCGCCGGTCGAGTGCCTCCAGCTCCATGGCGACGTGCTCGGACGTGATCCGATCACCGAGCGCGGGATTGACAGCCGCCCAGGTGTCCGGGTCGGTGACGACCTCCTCGGGAATGTCCTCCGGGCGCTCGTAGTCGAGCGACCACTCGAAGTAGCAGAGGGCGTCGGAGTCACCCCTCTTCGCCCGCTCGCGCAGCCGCGTGAGGACGAGCCCGTGCTCGTGAATCTCCTGGTCGACGGCGCTGGCCGCATACCAGACCTGCGGATTCGGCCGCGCCCGGAGCGTCGGCATGAGCGCGCCGTGGAAGGACTCGGGTACGAACATCGCCTCGTCGAAGATGATCGTGTCGCAGGAGAAGCCGCGGCCGCCGCCCTTGGAGCGGCTGCGAAAGCGGATCCGCGGGCCCTTCTTCAGCGTGATCCCTTCGCGCCCGTTCGTGCGAGACACCCGAGCCACCTGCTGGTCGAACTCGGGCACCGACTCGATCAGGGAGAGCAGCCGCTCGAAGTGCTCGAGCGACGTGTCCACCATGTGCGCCGAGTGGACGATCAGACCCTCTTCCCAGGCGAACATGCCTGCTAGCTCGCGCGCTAGCAGGATCGCGTTCTTCCCGTTCTGGCGCGGCTCGCAGACACCGACCTCGAAGTGTTGCCAGCGTCCGGTCTTCGGCAGCCAGGCACAGCCTGCACCGAGCACGAGCTGCTGGTGCCAGTCGAGCTCGAGCCCGGCCCTGCCTGCCACGTCGACCGCCTCCTGCGCGCGAGTCGCCCGGAAGCGCTGGGCGCACTCGATGCGCGGCCGGCAGAGAGTCGTGCTCACCAGGCCCGCGAGGTGCGATTGCGATGCGGCGCTGTCTGGTTGCAGAGGGAATGCTCGGGCCCCGAGTAGATGGCCGGGTTGTGGTCGTCGTGACCGAGATCCCAGTTGTCGCCCGGCGCGATCGGCTCCCCGCAACGAGCGCAGTCAGCGAGGCCGGCGAGCACCATCGGCGCCATCATCTGGCGTGCTCGACGATGCGCTGGACCATATCGCTGCTTGTGACGCAATCGGCGGCGAAGCTCGGCCCGCGGGTTCGATCGCTGAGAAGCTCGGGACATCTGGCCTAGATCTCCTGTTCGGAGGGGGATCGGAATAATGGCGGGTGATCGGGAGGGGAGATGGCTAAAAAACCGCGATCCGGCGATCCCTCATGCCGCCGCGCAATTCAACTCGCGCTGCCTTTTACGAATCTGGAAACGAACGAGGGCGTCGATCTCGGCGAGATGCGGTGCCTCGGTCGGCCAGATGACGTAGGACAGCAGCTCGGGCCCGATGTTCGGATGGTCTCGGAGTACGCGCACCGCTTCGTCGTGCCGCTGCTGCAGTGTCGAGTCCGCGAGTCTGGCGGTCGAGTCGGTCATGTGGATCACCCCGTAGTGGAGAGTCTGAGTCCTCGCTCCCCGCCACGTTTTCAGCGTGGCCGCTTGCCTACCCAGCCTGTGAGCTTGGCCGTCTAGCCTCCGCGCCCCACCGACGCCGCTCTAACCGGCTAGCTGCGGGAGACGAAACCCGGCCCGTCGATGATGGACTCATGATCGGACGACACGGATTTAGGGCGCACTTCTCCCGGTAACGGGGGCAGCGTAGAGCGAGGGTCGGACGGACTAGACCGCTACGGCTTCATCTTCGATGCGATCGTCTTCGACCGGCAGCCCGAGCCAGCGTCTGAGCAGAATGTCCGGCAGCCTGATCTTCTCCTTGCGGCCGTGGTGCATGAGCGATGTCAGGTAGCGGATGCCGTCGTCGGCCAGCCCCTGATCCACATGCCGAGACCAGCAGTAGGCTCGCACCAGCGCCTTCTTCGATCCAGCACTGGGCCCGCCGGCCACGAGCTCCGAGCAGGGCGGCATTACGAAGTGTGCGCCCTGTCGCCTCCTCTGCACCAGAACGAGGAGCACGCGGTGCTCTCCCCAGCGGTAGCGCGAAGAGAGGTGCCACCAGAGCTGGCGCCTTGGCGTTCGCATGGTGGTCACAGCGAAGCCGCCCTCGCCGAATGTTCCTCGGCCACTCGAGGGATCGAGCAGCAGATCCTCGCCGCCCTCACGCATGAGCAGCAGGCAGCGCTCGAGCTCGGCGTAGGAGCCCTCGTTCCAGATGGTCGGCATCAGACTGGGCCCGCCCTCGCCTGGAGCACGAGGGTCGTAGTCGACGCGGGCCTCGTCGAGCGTTCTCAGCAGAAGCTCTACTCGCCGCTCGGCCGCGGTGAAGAACAGCGCTGTCATCCCTGCGGCGCCCTCGTCCTGATCGCTGCGAGTTTTCGGAACAACGGCTCCAGGACATCATCTGGACAGAGCACGGGTTCGAATCCCGTATGCGCCTTATCCTGCAAATCGGAGGTTTTTGGCGCTTGGGACTCGAACACGGAAGCTCGCCAGGAGAGGTCGCGAGCCTTCTCCATCGCCTGCTCTCGGTCGCGCCGACGGAGGTAGACGAGGGTCGTCTCGACGCGAGCATGGCCGAGCAGATCCTTGAGCGTGAGCACGCTGTCCGGGTGCTGCTCGTCGAATCTGGTCGCGTAGGCAGCTCGCAGCGCGTGGACGTGAGAGCGCACACCGGCACGCTCGGCTACGCGCTTCACCGTGAGCCAGATCACCTTGTCCGATCGCTCTCCTGGTCGACGCACGCTCGCAGGGCGACGGTTCGGGATCAGGTACGCCTCTGGCGAATCCCAGACGCCGGCCGACTCCGCTTGACGGAGGATCTCGAGGTACTCGTCGGGGATTGGCTTCGTGAGCACCTTGCCGCCCTTCTCCGCGACGCGCATCGTTCCACGGGCTAGGTCGACGTCGGCACGACGAGCTCGGTTCAGAGCTGCTCGGCGCCAACCGAGATAGAGAGCGGCGCCCACGCACAGAACCTCTTGCCACGTCTCGCAGGCGAGCAGCATCGAACGGGCGTCGTCGCCTGAGATCGACACGACGGCGATGTCCTCCGGTCGCAGTCGGCGAGGGCGCTTCAGTGAGTGCGCGACGTCCTCCGTGGCGATTCCGCGCTCGTAGAGGAAGCGCGAGAAGCCCCTGACGAGCGAGACACCGGACGCAAGCGTCGACGGGCTCTTTCCGATCCAGCGCGACAGGAATCGCTCGTAGTCGGCCAGTTCGAGATCGTACGTCGCCTTGTTCGGGACGAGCTTCGCGAAGTCCTCGAGGAGTCGCCGGTACGTCGTGAGCGTGCTGGGACGACGGCCGGCGCGCGCAAGATGCCCGAGGTACGCGTCGATCGCCCAGCCGAGATCGGCCATACGGTAGGCGATTCTACGAAGGGACGGATCAACGCACCGCAGCGCGAAGGTCTTCACGCGCCCGCCTTCTCGTCGTAGCGGACTTCTGCCTCGAAGTCAGCAAGGCATCGTGCGGCGTCCTCCTCCGAGTCATTGGGGAACTTCTCGCGGTAGTCACTCAGGAACTCCTCGCGGTGAGCCTCAACGAGCGCCTTCCACTCGTCCCGCTCGGCCGCTTCGGTCGCAGCCTCCGCCTTCTGCCGCAGGTCGCGGGTGTCAGGCACGGGCTCGTTCCCGTACGCTCGCCATTAGCAGGTCATCCCCATCTCGGGGTTCGCCAGCTCGTCGCCTTCTCCCGGTGCTGGCGGGCCGGTGTCGCTGGCCGCAGCCTTGTTCTCCGGGTCGTCGGCGGGGTCGGGTGTGAGGAGGGCGCGGCACTCGGCCCACTCCTCCGCGATCTTCTCCGTCAGGATTCCGTGAGACACCAGTTGCATCGCCCCGCAGATCTTCGCCGCCTCCCCAGGCGTCAAGACGACGCAGGGGACGAGAGCGTCGTGCGTCTTGGCAATATCGAGTGCGGCCTTCGGCAGTCCGTCATCGGCGCAGGCCCACTCGTAGGTACGCAGTCTCTCCAACACCTGCGCCTTCACTTCCGCCCCGCTCACGCGACACCCGCCAGCGTCCGGATCTGTGCCGTCGAGCGCTCAACCTCAGCGTCGAATGTCGCGAGCGCAGCGTCGCGGCGCTTCAGGGCCTCGTCCACCGCGGACTGCGCCTGGAGGACGTTGTCGAGGAGCTCGTCGAGCGACGGAGCAGATGGCGGCTTCTGTGAGGCGGGCTGGCGGTGCGTCGGCCGGCCCACCCGACTACCGTCCGCGTGACGTTTCGCTGCCCGCTCTGCCGCGTGTTCGGGGCAGAGGTACGCCGTCGGCCCACGCTGCCTGAGCGCCCGTTCGCCACAGTCCTTGATCTTGCACGGAAAGCCATCGGAACCGTTCTGTGAGGCCGATTCCTCACCGTCCTGCAGCACGAACTGGTGCCCGGTCTCCGAGCGGTGCGCGATTCCGGCGTCCTTCGTCTCGATCGGGGATCCCTCGAATGTCCAGTCGCAGACGAAGCACTCCGCTCGACGAGTCTCGGTGAGGATCACGTATCCCGCCTCATACCCGGCAGCTCCTTCGGTGCGGCCTTGTCGATCAGCGCCCGGATGGAGGCCGGCGTGATCTCTCGCGGAGCCACAGGCGCGATCTGGACGTCGGCGATGGCCTCCTGGCGGAACTCGGCGTACGCCTTCAGGAACTGCGAGCGCAGGATCTCAGGGCTCTCGGTCGTGCGAACGGCCCAGTTACCTCCGACGTACTGCAGAGCCCGTCGAACCGGGGCGGGTAGTGCTTTTGAACCGCCGACGTCCGAGGCGTGCTCCGCGAGCTCCCACGCTGTCGCCGGGGTCGGGAGTCCAAGCGATCGCTCCGCAACGAGAGTCCGGATCTCGGCCACGCTCGGGAACATGCGATTCGTCGCCACGTGTTCTCGGAGCGCGGCCTCCGCGGCGGCGTAGTCGAGGTCTTCGAGCATCCGCGAGTACGCGGACACGGTCGCCTGCTCAACCTCATAGTGCGGGTACAGGGCTACGAGCCCCGCCACGAGCCGTGCTGCCTCCTGCTTCGTCACAGCGCGGCCTCGGGAAGCGCGAGGATCTCCTGGGGGCGCAGGCCGCCCCTCCTCGACGGTCGCGGGCTCGGGCCTGTCTCAGCCAGTGCGAGGAAGCGTTCCACCTGCTCGCGGGAGCGCAGGATGACGGTCAGATCGTCGTGGCGTGGGCGGTCTTCCCAGGGGTCGAGCGCCACGGCAGAGATCGCCCTCTTCAGGTCGTCAACCGTGAACTCGCGGAGCCGCGCGGAAACCTTCTTCCTGCGGGCATCGCTGATCGTGTTGTAGCGGGAGTGCGAACGCGCACGCTCCTGTCGCCAGTGGTCATAGACCGCGTTGACGTCATCGGACTGCGCACCATTCGCGCCAGCGGCGTAAGCCGCTACTTCCTTCTCTTCACTTCTCTTCTCTTCCCTTCTCTTCCACGACAGTCGCGCATCATCGAAAAGCGTCGGCTCGCTCGGGAACTCCGCGACAGGGACGACGGGCTCAGGTAGCGAGCTCGAGCCCTTGCGCCTGAGCTTCTGTGTCTTGGCGAATCCCGGGAATTGGATGACGAGCACGCCGGAAGCTCCGTAGCCCCAGAGAACGAGTGGTCGGGCCTGGCTGTACTCGTCCTTCGTCTGGATCCACTCGACCATCAGCGATCGCACGATCTCGTCCGTCCAGCCCTCAGCTACCGCCCGCGTGGGCACGACCGTCCCGCGGATGTACGCGGGCTCTCCGAACATGCGCCCGCACTCGTCCTGGTGCGGTATCGCCTTCAGAAAGAGGTACTCGCTTGCGACGGTGAGCTGCACGAGGCGCTCGTCATAGGCGATCGACCGCATGAGCATCCGCCCCTCCGCCATTACAGCGGCATCTCCACCGCCGTCAGCACGACGCCGCGACCCTTCGGCCCCGGCTGTGCGACGAGCGGCCGCGCGTTGATCTCCCTCGCCAGCCCGAGCAGCCGTTCGCGGCCCGTAGCGTCCAGCTTCCCTCGACGCTTACACTGAATCACGTCTACACGCGTGCGGTGCCGTGTGAGCGGCGAATCGGGCAGGTAGAACGCGTACAGGTCTGCCGGCCCGCGCGAGCCCGGAGAGCGCACGACGTGAGCAGCTCCCTCCCGCAGCAGGAAGTCGGCGACCCGGCGCTCGAAGTCGTATCCGCGGCGGCCGTTCGTCGTCACTGCGCGCTCGCCGGAATCGGGAACTGCGACTGCTCGCCCTCCTTCTCCTCGAGCGACCGCTTCATCGTCGAGCGCTGGCGCTTCAGCCAAGAGAGGTGCTTCGAGGGCTCGCCGCCGTTCTTCTTTGCGTTGTCGGCGATCGACTGCGCGACGAGCTCCGGGTCGGCTTCGAGTTGCTTCGCTAGGTCGAGTATCTCGGCCGCGATCGCCAGCGACTCCGGCACCTCGGGCGCTTCGCCACCGGCAGCCCACTCCCCGAGCAGCCGGCCGGTCTCCGCGGTCAACGGCTTGTCGAGCGGCACGAGCGCCCGGTGCTGCTCCTGCAGCTTGATCGGCTTCGGCAGTCCGGGCGCGTCGGCGGTGAGCAGGAACGAGAGCGTCAGCTCGTAGGGCAGCGTCTTCTCGCAGACGGGAATCCAGCCGTCGAGCCCGGTCAGCGATGCCTTCGGGCGCACGATGGTCTTCCCCTGCGCGTCCTTCGCGATCTCGATCTTCTCTTCGGCGCGGAAGCACAGGATGACGTGGGCGCGCACCTGTAGAAGCCGCTGCACCATGCGCTTGTGCTCCGACTTCGGCTTGATCCAGGCAGCCATCTTCGCGGACTCACGGCTGCCCATCCGTTCGAACTCCGCGTCGTGCATGTCGAGCAGGCCTCCGTCGCCTGCGTGCTCGTGCGAGGCTGAATCGACAACGATCACCGGATACTTCGCGGCGTCCGCGGCCTCGATCGCGTCCGCGTAGCGAGCAGGCGTGAAGGGCGCGGCCAGGTCGCCGTGGTCGAAGCGGAAGTCGTCCGCGTAGTGCTTCGCGCGGCCGGCCTCCGTGTCGATGACGGCGAAGGGCTTGTCGCCACACAGCCCCTGCGCGATCTGCATCGCCGAGAACGTCTTGCCCGACCCCGTTCCCCCGGCCAGGCCTATGAGCAGGCTGACGGCTTCACGCTTCGCCGGGTGGAACTCGAAGCTCATGCGGCCTGCTCCTCGACGGCGAGCACGCGCGCTTCCTCCCAAGCGGGCAGCTGCGCGAGGTGGACGTCTGGTGCGTACCCCGGCCACGTGTCCGAGTCCAGGCACCGCTTCCAGAGAGCGAGTGCGTACTCGACCTTCTTCTCGCCGATGGTCAGGACGTCGGCACCTGGCGAGATCACGGACAGCGCGTACGGCGGCGACGTCTCCTGAACGCACCAGCGGAAGACCGGCGTCTGACCTGAGAGCGCACGGACGGCGCGTATGTAGAACGCTGCCTGCACGTCGCTGCCCATCCCGTACAGCGAGCGCGTCCACGATTCGGGGTTCGCGCTGCGCGTGGTCGTCTTGTAGTCGTCGATCGCGGTGTGGTCATTACGGAGCCAGTCGAGGCGAGCCCGGCACTCCACGCCATGCTCGCTCCACACGATCGCCTGCTCGGGCTTGCCGTCCTGAAAGAGCGGTGGATCCGCGCCGTGCGCTTCCAGCTGACGGTGCAGAGCCGCGATCATCCCTTGAACGGACGCCAGCGAGTGCGCGAGTAGCGCCGTCTTGCCCTCCGCGCGCGCTTCGTCGCGTGCATCCTTCGCAGCCTTCGTCCGCCAGTCGGGCGCGTCCACGACGACGAGGTTCGCGTCACCTTCGAGGAACAGCGCGTGCGCGACCGTACCGACGTCGAAGCGATCGTGTACCTCGCGCTCGTAGTCCGGGTTCAGCCGCGGGTGAGCCGTCCAGGCGTGTGCCGGCGACTGCGACCACAGAAGGTGCGCCATCGAGGACGAGAGCGAGGGCGTGTCAGCGGGATCGGCGTGATATTCGGCCACGCTCAACTCCACGAGCTCGGCGCTCACTCGACGACCTTGAGGCTCTGCGGCTCGGGCACAAAGTCCTCGCCGTCAACGTGCCGGTCGTATGCCCGCAGGGCTGCTCGGCGCTCCTCACCTGCGAGCCGGTAGCGGTCGTACATGATCGGGTCGCTGTCGCCATCGCCCTTCGGGTCGGTGATGGACACGAGGAGCTCGGCCTCGATCTGCCGAGCGGCGATGTAGGACTCCCACAGCCTCAGCGCCGTTGCGCAGGCCGCTACGCCCTTGTCGCAGGAGCAGGGAAGCGGCGCCATCAGGCCCAGGCCGGCTTTCGCGGTGCCTCGAACAGAGTGAGCGAGGGCGCCGTGTCCCCAGAGGGTGGCGACTCCCCATGCTGGTAGCCCTCGCTCACACCACCGCCGATTCCAGAGCCCGCGGGTGGCGGGAGAACCGAGACCGGCGGTGGTGTCAGGGAGGGCTCTACGAGGCGGTAGTAGGAGACGACGCGCGTGCCGACGCGCTCGCAGCGATTCTCGATGACGTGGCCGCGGCGACGAAGGTCGGACACGCGGCTGTGGACGGTCATGCCGCATCGGCGGCGCTGCTCAGAGATGTTGAGGATCTCGCGCTGCGACACCCACTCGTTCGGGTGCTCGCGAAGGACGACCTCGAGGAAGTCGTTGTCTGTCATTCGCCGTCCGCCGTGGCGAGAAAGAACGAGAGCGGGCGACCCGTCAGGGCCGCAATCTCACGAAGCCGCCTGATGCTCGGCTCGCTGACGTCGGTCTCCCATCGCTGGACGGTTCGATGACCGACGCCGAGCTCCACGGCCAGCGTCTCGATGTTGCGATAGCCGGCAGCACGACGCGCTTCGCGGATGCGGGCGCCGAGAGCGACTGTCAACGCATCTGCCATTTGACGAAGTAGAAGTTACACGTCACACTTCGGCGCGTCAAT